TACCTCGTCGTTGCGCATTTGGTCGATTTTGTCCATTGCTGCCTCGGCCTCTTCCTCGGTTCCTCCGTCGTCGATGACTCTGTCATACTCCATGCTGGACAGGTCGCTTTGCACATCGCGCCCAAACCGATCAAAGCTGAAATAGCGTTCCGCCTGTTGCTCGCTGATGCCTGAGTCAGATACAACGTCGATGACGTAATCCTTTAGCGATTTCCATTGGCCCTGATACGACTCCTCGATATACGACATTCCTATCTTGAGAACGTCTGAACTAATAGCTTGACCGATAGCCTTATATGTCTCGAACAGCTCTAATCCGTTGTCGTCACACCATTCGGCAAACTCCTCTAAGAACTTGTAAGCAGCTTCGGTCATGCCGTATCCCGCTGTAGTCAATTCAAACATTCCGTCCGCATCGACGTTTTCCCACTCTTCTGCGTCAGGCGGGAACGTAGCGTACATATCCGTCAGAGCCGTTTGGAACTTGTCGTAAGACCCGTGTTGGAAAGGATAGATGTAGAAACCCTGGCCACGATAGTCGTAGTTGTAAGGCTCCATGAAAATCCACCACTTGTCCAAATCGCTTTCTGCGCCCAAAGTTCTTTCTTGACTCATTGCCGTTTTGCTTTGCTGTTCGAGCAATTTCTTGTAGTACAAAGTAAGCATATCACTTCGCAAGGTTTCTGCGGATGTCGTTTCTTCTTCAACAACCTCCTCTGTCAAAACTTCGCCGTCCAACTCAACAAGCTGTCCGGATGCCACGCGCAAGGAGATTCCTGCCTCAGTCTCGTATTGACCATCTTTCATGTCAACGGGCTTGCCCTCGTCATCCAAAGCCTGGACTTGGACACCCAATTCCATAGCGTCAGCCTCAGTGACCATAGTTGCGCCTGTAGTCAGGCTCACCTCAGCGTAAAAATTGCGCCCCTTGACTACACCCATCACGGCTTCATACAGCCTTTGCGCCATGCTTGTCTTTTTCACCTTGCTGCTCATTTGCTCTACTTGGTCAACGAAATAACCCTCAATGCTGAACCCCCGTACCTCGCCATTCTTGACGGACTCCCAAACTTCATCGTTGTCCACCTTTACGCGTACCATCCACGTTCCTTTGGGAACGCTCATGCCGTAGGACTTCGACTTGTCTTGATCGGGGTCTTGCACCAACCAACTCTCCACTACATGGACATCGTCGATTTTACTGGAGTGTTCGAACGTGTGTTCGCTTGTGCGCTTTTGCTCTAAGAACAATTCGGATGCTCTCTTCACTGTGTCCACGCTGAAGTACACGTCGTACTCCTCTTGGGTCTCCTCATCAAAGCGCGGGATGTTCTTGTCCGGAATCAGTGCCGGGCCAATTAGTGTCCGTTGCTCTTCGTCGATGGTAGCTAATGAGAGATACCGATTCTCCTTTGCAAGGAAAATGAAGTCGCTTTCGATTGCCGGGAACTTAACCAAACTCAACGCCTCAACCGCGAAGTTTTGTTGCTCCTCGTCTATCAGTAATTGTATGAGTTTGCGGTCTGCCATTAGCGTAGAATCTCGACTACTACACAATCCTGGCCTTGGTGAAATGCAGGGTACACGTGAACCGCTTCATATTCGCTTGCCACATTGTATGCCAAGTCCAAATAATCGTCGTCAACAGTACCTGTGTTAGTTGCAAAAAACAACTCACTTCCGAGTTGGTCAACCAGAAAGAACGAGTACTCTTCTAACTCATCGACGATAGCCTGTGCTGTATTTCTATTCACGTATCTCATATTAAATCAGTTTGCGGTCTGCCATTATCGCACTTCGACAAATACGTAAGCGGGTTCTTCAAAATCCACTTGACCTACAGAGTGTCCGGTAGACTCAATGATTCTAATGATTGAGTCAATCTCGTCTTCGTCCGCCAAGATTTCTAAGGAATAGTCCAAATAGCCAAACGCCAAATGAACTGTAAAGTCTTCGCGCTCTAAAGCGTCAATAGCTGCATCAATCCTCATTTCAACAAATGTCTTTAAGGTCTAATTGCGTCACAGAAAATGACATAGATGCCGTACCCGTATCGTTCGGGTCGATGGTCACAAACCTCATATCCATAGTCATACATGGAAAGGTCGTCGTACATCCAGTCCGGCATTACTGGTTCGCCCATGCCGCTCTCAATGTACTCAACGTACATCGTGTCCTCGTACTGCCATTCCACAAGGACATCAAATCGACTTTCTAACTGACGTGTGATTTCTTGCTGATTCATGTTTCTTCAGTATCCAAAACCTCCTGCGTCAATAACCAATTCCATGATGGTGCGGCCCGTTGGGTTCGGGTCCGTTGTAGCCCACACTCGGCGGGAACTGCCACTAACCCAAATCAAAGTCATGGGTTCATTTCCAATATACCCATCGTCTAAATCTCGCCCCATGTTGTAAATGAGGTCATCGAAAGCGTCTGTGCCTTCGATATACTCTTCACCACCGTCATATGCATGCAACTCACCTAAAGTTGTGCCGCGAAGTTCATGTCGTCTATTCATCATTCAAAGTGTTGCACGGGCCATAGCAGAGGCTTGGTCTAACTGCGAACCCTGTAGTTGCGATTGTACGACAAATGCCGATACGTTGACGTTTTGGGCTGCATTGTTCTCAACATCAAAGTTCTGTTCGGGAACCAATGGCGAAGACATCTGCCGCCCTGCACCACCACCTGAACCTACTGCTCCTGATCCGCCCCCCGCGTCTGCGTCGTCCAAAATTCCTTTAATAGCTGAAAACGAAGATACTACACCCCCAACCATTGATAGCATATATCCGGCCATAAGGAATGGAGCCGCTGGGCCTCCAGCCGCAGACGCTTTAGACGCACCCTTGACAGCCTCAGACATTGCAATAGCTTGGTTCAATAACACCTCTGTGATGGCAAATCCTTTTGAGGCATTGGTTCCTTCCTCAGCCAAGCGGCCCATTTGACTTACAAGCCTGGCCCCTTCACCGACAGCCCTCGTTTTGGCGGCTGTAATTGCTTCTTGGTTCTTCTTTGCGCTCTCTAAATCTTCAGCGTTGTACTTGTCGTTGATGGCGTTTTCCTTCAACCTGCGGTCCTCCTCTAATTGAGTCGTGTCTAAGCCAAATTGATTGGCTTGATCTAAGAGCGCGTTGTACTGCTGTTCGTTCTCCATCAACGCAATCTCTCGTGCGCTCATGTCCGCTGTGTTGCGCTCTTGGAACGCTTTTTCTTCTGCGGTATCGATAGCCTTCTGTGCGGACTCCGTCCTACGTGCTAAGTCTTGCTCCTCCTTTTCAGCCTTTGCAGCTAAGTCAGCTTGCTCTTGGTTGTACTTGTCTTCAAAGTACACGCGCCTCTTCTCCTCATAGAACGCTATGATTGCAAACTTGGCTTCCTCGCTTTCCACCAAGGCTAACTCTTCCTCCTCTGATCGGCGCAGGTTGTCCAGGAACAATTGCTGTGCGCTCATGCTGACCTGCTCGTCTTGCAGTATCCGACGCTCTACCGCTTCCGTCTCTCGCTTCTCACGTTGCTCTCGTGCTTGTGCGGCCTTCTGTGCCAAACGCTCTTGCTCCCTTAATGCCTCCGCTGCTTCCCTTGCCGCCTGTGCTTCTGCTTCTTTCTCTTCACGCTGACGCTCTAATTCTTCATTCAAATCATTTTGCAACTCAATTTGACGCTTGATGATTTCGTTCCGTTCCTTTTCTAACGGCTGAATTTCCTTCTCTAACTCCGCACGTAATTTGGCTTCAGCGTTGGCCTTGCCTTGCGCACTATATCCCATAGACACCCACGACAATTCCGCCGCCGCTTGTTCCTCTCGCTTCTTGTTGATCTTCTCTTGGACTAAGGCCAATTGCTTTTGCGTTTCCTGTTGCGCAACATAGTTGGCTGTAGCGGCTGTTAGTCGTACAACCGCATCCTCCGCCTCTAAGTCAATGCCCGCCGCCGCTCTCACAGTTTGAGAAAGTTGGTCCTGAGCCACCTTGCGGTCTTTCAATTCTCGATTTAAGTCCGTAACAACTTCTAAGTATGGTTCGATAGCAGAAGTGGCCGCGATAATCGTTCTGTTCAACGCCTCTTGGTCTTTCTTTAGCTGACGTGTTTCCTCTGACGTAATGCCCAACAGGTCGGTGAACTTTTCCCAATTGGCAATCAACTCTCCAATGACAATAATCAGAGCGGGCAACCCAAGGGACACCAATGTCTTCTTAAAGAAACTCATGGAGCGTCCAGCCCTACGCACCGCCCTGGATGTCGATTGGAATCGACGTACAATAGACTGCATATTGCGAGGCAACAGGCCACCAAAAATCGAGTTCAATTCGCCGAACGATTGGCTGGCATTTTGCCCCGCTTGCGCTCCTGCCTGACCTGTTTGCCGAATGCGCCGCTGCAACCTATCTAAAGAAGCCTCCGCCTTAGAAGTATCGATTTCCGTATCACCAAGAAGGCTGTAAAAGTTAGCCATTGCTCCTGTATAGTTTGAATTTATGTAGCACTGATCCGCTTAGGCTGTAGTAACCATACCACCGCATATAAGGCTTGTAGTTATGGTACAACTGCTTTTGACTAATTCCGATAGCCGGACATACCAACTTACCCACGCTATCTATGTACTCACGAGTAGACATTGAATTCCATTATGTCGTTATCTTGGAAAAGGATGGTGTCGTTGTCTTGGAACGCCGCAACCAAAAATGGCTGTGTGGGTTTTAAGGCTCCTGTGTCGTACATGGTTGTACTGACTTCCACAAACCAATCATGTTCGCTTCCACCTACTCCCGTGCATTGCACTTGAAATGTGCTTCCACCTATAGAGTTGACTATGACTAAATCCACGCTAAATCCTGGCAATCCACGCGTATAGAGGGAGCCACTCGATTTGCTTGTATTGCTATCGATTGTAGATAGCAAGAACTCTTCTTCACCACTTGCAGAATCGCCTACATCTGTCCCTAACGTAACCACAGCTAACCAATCGACTTTTACAGTCAAGACTCGTTGCGGTGGAATCTTAAAGGTCGTTTGCCCAACTAAGGATTGAGCGATAGATGGAACTGCGAATCGTGTTGTGGTGGACATCCCCCATTGTTCCTGAGTAATGCCACTTTGTAGTTGAGTGTAAAAGGTTCGCGCCGCGTTACCCGTAAGACTCATACTTTCTCCGCTACTGCGGTTTACGACTCCTCCACCCGTGTCTTGCCCATTGTCTCCGGACTCGATGTCAACTGATCGGTTGTTGTGGACAGTGCAAGTGTTGTTCCCTGCGTTCCACGTGTATCCATAACTGACGCAACACAACTCCGTTGGAGATGTTGTAGCCCCTGCTCCGTCTTGCCATGTCACGCGACCATCTGCATTCACAGTTGGTGTTAGGCTGCAATCGTACAAGAACCCGTCGGCCCGCTTAAACAGAGTCAAGTTGCACAATCCGTTCGTGCCAACCTCGTAGTTGTCGATGGCGATGATTCGGTATTGCACGTTCTGTATGTTGACGTACCGCGAAAAGTCTAAGGCGTTGATGTCAATTGCTGATAGATACGCTTGACACTTTAACACCCTAGCATCGCGACTGAACAGCGATTGCAAGTAGTTGTACCAAAACTTGTCGTAAAGCCCATTGACCGCCAACCCAATTACATCGCTGGATGTGAAGTCGGGTGCGCTCAAAGCGTATTCTAAGCTAAAGATGTTGCTGTCCGAGCCACTGCCGCTGTATGGCGTGAAAAGCGGTGCAGCCGTCACCGCAGAATCTACAACGATTGGATTGTCTGTCAGGTCTTGCGAACCATGATAGTAGCACAATGCATTTGGCATACCCTCATAGGTCACTCGGTTCCCATCAAACGAAGACCATAGTTCGCTGATGACGATGTTTGGAGTGTTGACGTTTGTGTTCACCTCTCCATTACTCATCCACAAACCTTTGAGACGCGTGTTTCTCAATAGGGTAAATTGGTCTCCGACTACTAAATCCTCCGTGGCGAAGTCATTGCGGCTTTGGTATCGGTATGCTCCTTTACGGACTCCAAATTTTCGAGTGTAAAATCCATTGCGGTGATCCGTAGCCTCCGCTGGAGTCAACTGCATTGTGCGTGGCACATAGTCTGTGCTTGGCAAAATCTCCATTGGACCTTCAGCGTTGACTTTGCCTGTCCAATCAATTGGCCCTCCACCGCTTTCCAACCATTCGTCATAGAGTTGGAATGACACTTCTTTGGTGCGCTCAGAAACGTTAATGACCAAATTGTATGTGTCGCACAAGCCTTGAATAAATGTGTCAACCCCTGGGCCAAGCGCGTCCACAAATTGAATGCGCGTGGCATCGTCACCACCAACTACGTCAAATGCCGTGACAGCCCAAGTGATAGCCACTTGAACGCTGTGACTTACGCCGGAGTCACCTGTGGCTTGCATGAACAACGAAATAGTTGTACCCGCTTCAACTGCGATTGTGGGAGTCCAAGTGATTGCAGAGTCTAAGGAGTCTTCGTAATCCCACTCATATGTAGCTAACGTGTCACCGCCCAAAACGTTTAGGCTGGCTTGAAAGTTGGGCGTTGGAGTCGTTCCGGTATATGCCGTAGTCAAAAACGTAAACTCAAAAGACACGTTTTGATTGACTTGTGGAGACCACCCAATGACACTAAGTTGAGAATCCGGGTCGTAGAAAGGGGCCTGTGGCGGTGCGTCCCAATACGTTACCCGTGGCGTACCATACGCTGCATTAGTTCCACAAATCAATGTGTTTTGACTGCCCAGGCTTTGCACCGAAAACCCATAGGCAAGTCTTGTAGGCAACGACTGACTTCCAAGCCCGCACATCATGTACAGGTTTTCAGAGTTGTATGTTGTGTCGCTGAAAAAGCAGTTGGCCGTGTCTCTCGTAAACCCCGCGTAATTCAAGATTTCGTCAACCAAGTAAGGCACATTGACACATGGCCTAAAATTTTGGAAGCGCACTTCCGTATCCCAATAGCCTAAGTAATAGGCCGGATAATCTAAGCCTTGTTGCAGCGGTATCCCTACGTCGGTCAACGCATAGATGATAGTGCTTAACGGCAATGTGGTTCCCGCAGGTTGAGTACCTGTAAACGTGTTCTGTACGTTGCTGGCCGTTAGCGCATGGTCTAATGGACAAAAGACATTTCCCGCTGTGTCTCTCCATACATCCGACCACGCGCGTCCTTTGATTGCGTCAAAGAAATCCGCCGTCTCAGAGAAGAAGCGGCATTTGTACACGCGGGCGGATACATCGATGGAAGTGACTTGGATGACCCCGTCCATGATTGGCACTTGGTCGTCTAGCAAGCGACCGCTGGTCTTCTTGTTTAGATCAAAGTCTGACGTTTGCAATGAAGGCTCCTGTTGGTGACCAAAGAAGGTGTTGTTGACCAACGAAAAGGGCATCTCAAACGTCAAACTAAACGGCGCAGTCTTGACGTTGGGTCGCCGCAAATCAGAAATGCGAAACGACAACTCCACAGACGTAGACGGAGAGTCCAGGAGTTGGTAGTCGCCGTCCTTGTATCCGTAAATAGCTATCATAGCGTCATGGGCTGAGGCTGATTAGACAACATCATGTCGAAAGTGTACTCTCTTATCTCCGGATGGAACTGCTCAATGACGTTCAAGGACTTCGCGTCAATGACACATGGCAGTAGGGTTGGTGAGTCGCTTTCAGGGTTAGTGACGAACACCGAGCGACTCCGCAAAAGGCTTTCTATGGCTCCGTTGTCTTCCTTTATGCGAACGCCTGTCGCTACGTTAAACGTGCGTTGCAATGATGTGACCATCCTATTGGTTCCCCTGTCTTGTGCGCTATACGCAAAGTTCGTCGTGCCACTTGTCGTGAACCAATTGCCTCGGACTGTCTCATACCTCTTGTCTGTGTATGTGTTGCGAACTCTCCAATTTCCTGTGGTGTACATCTGCTCCCATCCGCCGAACTGATTGAGCCATTGAAACCTTAACTCTTGCGGCGCACATTGGTCAGTCAAATAGAAGGTATGCGTCACGCTCTCGTTTACTGCTTTTCTAAACTGCAACGTGTACCGAGTCCAACCACTATTGCCCGCATCTGAAGGTCGTACCGCGCCCGCGCCGTGATCGTCCAAATCCTGTGGGTAGCAATAGAACCTCATGACCGCATTTTCCTGAGCGGAACCTGTGGCATATGTCGCCAACGTAATGTCTGTCGCGCTCAATAGGCCACTCGCCCCGTAATAGGTGATGCGCACCTTTGTTGCCGCATCTGTGGTTTGGTCATACACGAAGTCAATGCTTCCCTTCTCATCGGCTCTCACATCGTATCGCGGATTGTATTGAGGCCAACCTGATGACGTGAGCATTCGGTCTGTCGCGCTGTTGTCTAACGCGAAGCTGTTGTTGCTGTTTTCGGCATACCCTGACGTGTCTTTAAGTGCCTGTCCGCTATAGAAGAGTTGGTCAGTGTCAATAACCGTGCTGGCATTGGCAATGGGTGCGCCTGTGGCCGTTGCCGCTTGCTCACTGCCAAAAGTGAATTTGAATCTCTGCGCACTCTCTGCTGGAGCCATAATAGCCGCCGACTCTGCGGGCAAGGTGTGCGTGAAGTAGGCTTGCAATATTTCTGCTAAGTCAAACACGCCCACATCCTCGCTGTTTTTTGGGATGCGTAAGGTTGCGGCTGCCACATAGGTACTGCCGTTGTAATGCTCAATGGTACACGTGTAGCTGAACTTGTATGTTCCTACTGATGTCTCCTTGACTACATAAATGACCGGGTCGTACACTGGGTACGTGTCCAATATCGTAGAGGGTCGTTGTGTTATGCTGATTGCCATTATGCCTCAATCTTAATCTTGAACTTCGTTGGGAACTCATTGCTATCCATGTACGTTCTGATGTCCACCTTCCATGCCCCTGCGAGTTTGCCGTTCCAACGTCTCCAAGCCGCTTCCCACGGCTTCTTAATAAATGGAAAGGGTTCAATACCATAGCGATAGACGTTGCGGCTAATCGGGTAACTCATCTGCTCGTAACTCATGAACCGCCCTGCATCATCTCGGAATTGAAACCGCTTGGTACGCAACCACCCTAAGATACCTTCCCTGATTTTGCCTTTACCCGTTTTGCTACCAAACTTGAATGGGCTGTCTGGAGCGCGGTTTGTGTATGGCTTGGTGCTTTTCCCACTTGGGTTTTTTGGTGGTGTGAATGGTCCCGCTCCCTGTACGCCCTGGTCTACATACGGACCATAGGGTTCACCCATCATAGCCATTTGTATGATAGTGTCGTTCTTGACCTTTAGGTTGACACCAAGGCTGTCCTTCAGCCTTCCACTGGCAACCTTGTCTCCGGCTACCAAAGCCTTTTTTGCATCGCGCACCCACTGATCGCCCATGCGATGCAACACGTCCGTTGTGTTTTTCAGCTTGACCTTTTTGGTTCCCTCATTTGAGGTTTGCCATGTCAGCTTGAGAATCTTGCGGTCGTAGAGTGCCATTTAAGTGATAGGGATGTCACACAACTCCAATGCATTGGGTACACGTATGTTCATTTGACAATCCCAACCTGTTAGCAGGTTGTCATATGACGCAGTGAACGGACTGCACTGAACAGGCATTCCTATTCCGTATTGTACAGGCACTACAGATTGGTTGGAGTTGTAGAAACTGGCAATGCAATCCTGCATGATGAGCAGGGTATCCGTGTACACGATGTCTAAATTGGGCAACTGCTGCTCGATGACCAAGTCAGCCACGATGATGCGGTATTGCAATTCCGTGAATCCTACGCCAATCTCCGCGTTCTCTACTTGAGCGTAAAGAAAAGGGAACAGCACCACGTCCATCTTGTCAATGTCCATTTCCTCCACAGAGTTCGTATAGAACTGCTTGAGCTGTTCGTGTCTATCCACAAACGTTTTGAAGGCTGTTTCTATGTCACTTACTGTTTGCATTCACCTTGACGTTATCGGAGGTTTGCGTGTCCTGTTCGTAGCACAAGAACGTAAAGACTTGCTCTACTGGAACCAGGGTCACAGGTTCAATTTTCAAGATGTCTCCATCTGCTAATCGATACAGGGTCTGATACCATCCCCACTTGTTACCTAATGCCGACCCTTCTCCTCCTCCTTCAAATAGCTGATTGAATCGACGGACAATCTGTTCGCGATATTCAAAAAAAAAACCATAGCCCCTAACGCCACGCTCATTGGGGCATTCTTCATCGCCAACGTCTTGGACTCGCATGGCTCATACGCCTCGATGATGTAGTGTTCCCGGAGTTGCTCCTTGATTGGCCTGTACAAGATGGACATGACTTGGTGCAAGCTGTCAAAGAAACCTTGCTTTGCATAGGTCTCTAAGTCGATGAACTCACCAAGTTGCAGCTTAGTGAAGTCAGGTATAAACCCGTACTCCCTGCCGCCAAACTCCATCTTTGGAATCAAGTCATGTGTGTGTTCACTCTGACCCATAAGCCAATCCAACTTCTCGTAGACCTTGTCTAACGTCCTTAGCGTCAAACCCTCGGCTACGCTTGGCTCCAAGTTGCAAAGTATGCGCACCCCTTGTACAGCCCTCCACCTTGGGTCTTCGCTCTTCTTCCATACTGCGTCCAACTCTTGGAACTGACCAATGGTGATGCTGTCGTAGTCTGCGGGTATCTGAATGTTGACCTTCATTGCATATAGTATTGTCCCGTTTTGCGAATCAGCTTGTTCAGGCAAACATACCTCACCGCATCGATAGCGTGATTGAATTCGTCGCGTGGTACGTTGAGCATCCTGCCCTCCTTGTCTGTCTTCCACTTGTAGTTGCGAAACTCCTTCTGTGTGTTCAGCGCGTCCTCGTGGATGTGCAACTTGTATCGTCTCATCGCGTCAATACCAATGCGCACCGAGTCCGGCCCCTTCTTGGCTGGCTTGATGTTGAACCCCTCTCGATGGACTTCGTCTATACTCTTTGGCTCGGCTGAGTCAGCTACGATTTCGTCTGTCCTGGCTATGCCATGCTCCCGCAGTTTCTCGGCAATGTCAGGGTTGGTTAAGCCCCCGGAGTAAACTAACTCTTGGATGTATAAGTCACCGCCATCTACGTACACTGCAACCACTGCGGTCGGGTCATTAGTGTAGCCCCAGTCCAACCCATAGGCAACGCGCTTCGCGTGATCGGGCAACTCTGTATATGTCTCGGTTTGGAAGATGGTCTCCCGACTGACACCTCTTTCGCCCAACCCATAGATGCGCCAATAGTTCTCGTCCGTGTCTCGCAGCCTTTCGATTTCCTCGATTACCTCCGGTTCCAAGAACGGGTTGTCTTTGTACGTCGTCTTAAAGAAGGTTGCGTCGTCGCGTGGGATGATGTCGTCGTAGATGTAGCTGTACTCATCAGACGGGTTGTAGTCCATGATGATTCCTGGGCCGCCTTCGATACCCACAGTCCGCAAACTGATTTGCCGGAAGAACTCTAAGGATAGTTCGTTCGCCTCATTGAGGAACGCCAGTGATCGCTTCCGCCCTCGGATTTTTTGTGCGTCGTCCGCGCTGATGAACTCCCACATATTGCCAAACAGGGCATAGGTCTGCTCCGTCTTGTTGTGGTTGGCCTCCTCGTACCAATCCTCCCTATTCAATATCTCCATAAAGTCACGCAGGATTGAGCCACGCAGGGAAGGGAAGGACTTACGTACCACAGTGATGACTAAGCCCCCATCCGGGTTGGCATAACACAACTCACACAGCGCAGTCAAAATGGAAAAACTCTTGCCACTACGCGTTCCTCCTTGGTGGACTTGGATGCGACTCGTGCATTCCTTGACGTTGTAGTATGTGGTCGGCTGCTTCATTGGTGCTTGTTAAGCCAATTGACAAATGCCTGATGGCTTTCGAACGTGTTCCACACCCCACCTGTTGGGTATCCCATCACCTTGTAGTGATAGATGATGCCACTGACCCTGTATTGCCCTGGCGATGCAATTGACCATTGGTGTCCGCTCTGCGTTAGCAGACTCTCTAACATGGCTTTTGACGCTGTCCTGTCTTTCCTTGTCATTCGCAAATAGGTTGCGAGAGTGTTGTGTATTCTTGTGTTATGACAGAACAGAAGAGACTCAAATTGCTCAAAGCGTCTATCCGACGCAACATCTACAACCTGCGCACCTTGAACTTGTCAAGCGAATGGAGAGAGTGGAAAGGCTACGAACCGGAGGCGAGTTCTAACTACGCTATGGAGTTGAGGTTTCGACGCTCCATCGTCTCGTTCGGGCGTTCGGATTACCTGAAGCACTTCGCCAAACACGAGAGGCGCAGTTAATCCTCTTTGTCCAACCATGTCGTATCAGACGCGTCCGTGTCCACCTGCTCAAACCAAGTAGGGGCTTTGGGCGCGTCTTTTACGTTTAGTTCAATCTCCTGCTGCTTGGGCAGGAAGTAAGGCAGTAGCCCCGTCAGAGCCTTGACATACTTCTCGTCGCTCTCCTCCCTAATCCTGTCTAAGCTGTCTTCAATGTGGTCTACCTGACCCTCCATGATTGACCGAAATAGGATGCGCTTGTCAGCCGTCACCTTGTTCGCTGATCCCTTCGGTCTCCCTGCTGGGTTTCCGCTCTGTCCTTTCTCAAATGGCATTAAATACCTCCTCCTTTGCGATTACGTGCGGTGCGGTCATACTCCTCGCGTATAACTAGCTTGATGTATTCGTCGTCTACGATACGCTTGCTTGCATCGTATCGACCCTCATAATCTAAAGCCTCGACAACGTACATAGCTAACGTCTCTATGTATCCGCCCATAGGGTGAACCTCTACTTCGCCGTCTGCACTCATCTCTTCAATGAGGTCAACGACGTAGCCATGAAAATCTGGAATATCTATACTAACCATTACTTGACCAATTTAAGAATTGCTATCCAAGCGGCGGGTCACCTCATGCTGTTTGTTGTTCGTTGTTGTTTACAATCAAATGCGTCCAAAGGCTATGCGCCGTACCCAAGCAGTCAATTCCTTTTGCGATGGTGCGTTGCTGTACTGAGCGGGTTCATTCCTATTCGCTATGTAATAGTGGATGTCTACCCAAGCTGCATCGTCATAGCACAGGGGGCAGTGTTGTTCTTCCTCCCGTTGCCTGGCTCCACAGCACATTGAAACTATCTCTGTCATGTGCCTAATATACTTCATCTATGTAATCGCAATGCTCCATGCACGACGGGCAAATACCGATGTCTTGGCTTGCCCCAACCGGAGCCGCCCCGCAACACTCGCTCACTTCTTCCATCTGTGTATCATCCTGTAGTGTCCATACAAAGCCAACCACCGCGCATATCGCACGAGTCTGTCCATTTGGTATTCGTCTTCAGTCATGTATCCTGGCTCGGTTCAATGCGTCGATTGCAATCATTGCCTCTAACTCTATCAGCAAGACCTTTACTTCTCTGAGTTTAGCCTTGTATGCATCCAAGTCTCGGATGACATCTTGTTGCTCTGCTGTTGCTGTTCTCATTTGTTCCTCCGTAAGAATATCTGCACCTCTTCATGAGGCACTCCCCCTTCCTTTTCTGATGTCGCTACCAACAGGTTAAGTAGGCGCGGGTACATCTTGCTTTTACTATCTCTGCACGTTTGCAGCATATCCAATTTCACCTCTGAGGTCATGCCAAGCACCCACTCTTTGAAGTCGTGTGACAACTGCCCGTCACGGTCATAAAATCCCTTCTTGTTCATTGATTGCGTTGAATATCATTTCTACTAATGGAACTACGATTGCGTTCCCGTAACACTTGATGCTTTCCCTTCTCCATTTTGAAAAGGTAATTCCGTCCAATTCGGTGGGAAGCCCATCATCTCCGCCACAAACCGGGGACTGAGTTGGGAATCTTTGGAATCGTACCCTTGCGTCTGATCCATATGGTACACGTTCCTCAGCAGACTCTTCCGTGCCGGGTTGTTGTCTATGCTCGTTGGTGGGTACGCCCCCTTGAAATCCGTTGCCGTCGGAGTAGGTAGCATCTGACTCTTGGCCAAGTCGTGTAACTGAGCCGAGAACTCCGTGCCCCCTTTGTTCTGCCTCTTGCCGTTCGCATTGACTTGCACTGCTCCGCCGCTGACATTCTTGGTCGTTGGCGTTGGTAGCATCCCTAGCCGCGCGTGTTGCTTCAGTGGGTTCTGTAGGTTTATGCCCTTGGCCGCGTACTTCGCTTTGTCCTCTTCCCACTTCTCCGGTGTCCGTGCGCTGTTGTAGTCGAACCGCGTCGGCGTTGGTAGCATCTGCTGGACCTGTGTTGCCAAGTTTGGAATGAGTGTCCCGTTCGGGTACTTCTCCATCCGTTTTTGGAACACCTCTAAATCCACTGGATTCTCCTTGGTGGTTGGAGTAAGCAACAACGTAAAGTCTGTCCCGTCTGTGCGAGGCTTCGACGCTGCAAGCAGGAAGTATGGTTGGGAAGACTTCGTAACCGAGACTTTCCAAGTCAGAGACAATTTCGTTGAGTACCATCCCTTCTGTCCCCTCAGTCCCATCGCC